TTGGCTTAAATCTTCAGATAAAGTTCGAGACATTTTATCTCTTACAATTCTTTCTGCATCACCATTTAGTGTCTTTACTTCGATTTCCGGTAGTGCGTATTTAAGTTGTTTTATCATACCTCTAATGTAGTAAAATATTACTTTCTATTCAACTTCCCTCTAAGTTGCAATTACTGATTTTATCCTCCATGAACTCCCTTCTAATTTACACTTCTAAATCAAAAAGTTCTTTTCAATTCTATGGTAGACAAAATCAAAGCACAACTAAAGGCGAAGCTACAGACTTTAGGTGTGAAGAACCTCTCCCAGGCAAGGATAGACGCTATAGCGGATAAACTTAGCTCAAAGATCACAGAGGAATCCCAAATCGACGAAAAGCTGGACGAATTAAACGAGTTGCACCCCTTCGCGGACATCGCCAAATACGATGACTGGCAAAGAACACAAGCGTCTAAACAACGCCAACAGCAGCAACAAGGCGGACAGCAGCCAAACGGCGGGCAGCAGCATTCCTCCAACGACGACGACCCCATGAAGGTACTCCTACAGCAGATGCAGCAGCTAACAGAAAAAGTTTCCTCCTTTGAAAAAGAGAAAACCCAGACTGCCCTGCAAAAGAGACTTCAGGAAAAGATGGCCGAAAAGAAAATTCCGTCCATCCTCTTAAAAGGTCGATCGGTGGAATCGGAAGACCAGTTAGACCAGGTCTTATCGGAGATCGAAGCCGACCACACCGCCTACAAACAGGAACTCGTCAACCAGGGATTTTCACAAACCTCAGCCCCTACCGGTTCATCAGTCATTAAGTCTAATGATAAGATAGATGCTGACATTAAAGCCGTGTTTGAAAAGAGCAAGTAACACTCAAACAAAAAAATAATTAACAATGGGTTATTTACAACCAGAAAGCACTTCAGCCGCCGGTTATGCCCCTGTGTTTCAGAATGTGTCTAAAGTAGATCAGGGCGGCTCCGCTCTGGTTTCTACAGGACTGTCAGGAACATTGGAAGCCGGAACTCCTGTAGGTGTCAATGAGGCTACCCGTAAAGCTACCGTTATTAAAACGGCTGTTTTATATGCAGATGCCACTAACACCGCTACGGATTATCAGGTAAAAAAAGGCCATCAATTTGTTGTAGGAAACTACTTCGCCGCCACCGTAGGCTCTAAGGCTTACGCAATCACCGCTATTGATACTTCCAATGATGATTACGATGTAATCACTGTAGGAACTACGCTTGGCGCCGCTTTAACAGCCGGTCAGGTATTCTTTCAATCTTCTGCCACCGGTGCCAGCGCCGCCGCTTTATTTGTTACTCCAACGGGCCTTATCCGGTTTCCTGTGGACGTAGCCACTGATGCACCCGTAGTATCTGTTTTAGACGGTGTTGTGTATGCAAGGCGGTTCGCCAATGGCTATCCCGATGCAGTAAAATCGGCATTGTCAAACATTATTTTCTCACAATCTTATTAAACCACCGATAAATGGCAACAGTTAAATCAGTATTTGGAAAATATGCCGAACGTTTGCAGACGGTTATCAACGAAGCTGCAACAGCCGGACAGTTCGCCACTCCGTGGTTTACGAACTATTTCGATTTCGGCCCTAAACAAAAATCTATCACCTACGCTTCGGTCATTGGCCGCAGCCGGATTGAAGCCGCCGCTTCTGTTATTGCCCGTGGTGCCGCCGCTCCTTTGCGTGGCCGTCAGGGGTTGGAAAAACTAAGTGGTGAAATCCCTACGATCGCTGAAAAGTTCTCAATGGACGAAAACGATTATCGTGCTGTAATGGCAATCATTGAGGATATGAGGCTTTCCGATGAAAGCCGAAGGGATGCGCTGGTGAAACTATTATTCAATGATGTAAAGAAGGCAGGTGAAGCCCCCGGTAGACGTCTGGATATTATGTGCCAGGAAGCCGTATCAACCGGCAAAATCACTATCAATTCAACCAATAACCCGGATGGTATCACCACGGCTGACATTGATCTTTTAATGCCTGACGGCAACAAGACCAATGCCGCCACCGTGTGGTCTACTTCCAACACCGCCACTCCCATCACTGACTTTGAAACGGTGGTGAACTACCAAAGAAACCGGGGTGTGGCACTGGCGAAAGTCTTGATGACTCCAACGGCATGGGCAGAGTTTAGAAAGTGTACTGAAGTAAAGGACTACTTAGGTTCTTTCTACGGAAAGACCAACAACAAAGTACTGGCCACTTTGGACGCTGTGAACGAGTTTTTGAATGCCAACCGCCTGCCGATCGTGGAGATCGTGGATAAATCCTACAACATTGAAAAGGACGGCGCTTACGTGAATTACCAGCCGTTCAGCGATTTGAATGTAGCCTTTATTCCTGCCGGTAAGTTGGGTATGATTCATAACGCTTACGCTTTGGAAGAAATGGAGCCGGTAGATGGTGTTAACTACGCCACCTTCAATAACGCTCTTATTTCCAAGTGGAGAGATAACGAGCCTTACCGGGAATATACCAAAGTTGAATTGAACGCTTTCCCTGGTTTGGATCAGATCGACAGCATTCATCTTTTGACGATCTAATTAGTTCTTTGATGACCAACAAAGAAGCCTTAATAGCCGCCTTACAGCTCACCGCAGACGACTCTACGCTTGAAAAAGCCTTGATCGACCAGGAGGTGACGGGAAGCGACACTTATGTAAAGGATAACGCAACAGCTATCGACCAATGTGCGATAGAGGTGTTACAGGGAATACTTTCCACACCAGACGTTTCCGAAGGCGGCTATTCTGTTAAATACGACAGGGATGCTGTAAAGGCAAGGCTTTCTTATTTGTTGGACAAAAACGGCTTATCCAATTCGCTCACGCCAAAGGTTAAAGACGCTTCCAACAGATGGTAAAACAGTACCCCCATACCTTAAAACTATCCGCCGCTGGCTCGGCCACGGAGGATGCAGAAGGTAACTGGAGTACCCCTGCACCAGCTCTTACTGAAAGGGTGTGTAGGTATGAACCATCGGACGGCAGAAACGGCGGTGTGATCCAGGCCGCAGACGGTGAGCAGGTTTCGTATAACGGCGTGGTGTATATGCCGCTTAGTAGTTCCATCGCGTTTGGCGCTACAGTGGAAGTATGGGAAGCGGACAGCGCAGGCTTAGAGGTCTTAAAAGCCAAAGGGACGGTGAAACGCTTTGACCGGGGACAGTTAAACCAAAAGGTATGGCTGTAACTCCCAAGTTCAATGCGGCAGACGTGCGAAAGCAGCTTTTAGAGAGAAAGCAACGGCTGGAACAGGCCACTCTTTTTAGGCTCCAAAGAGTAGGCGAAACCTTTATCACCAACGCCCGCAGTAACGACACCTACAAAGACCGGACAGGCAACCTTCGTAGCTCGATTGGTTATGTGATTTTAAAGGACGGGGTGCAAATAGGTGGGGCTTTACCTGGTAGTAAAGCAGAAGGGGTTGAAAAGGCAGAGGCGATGATTCGAAGGCTTACCGGGTTGGATCAGGTAAAAGGCTTTATCCTCTTGGTAGTGGCAGGTATGGACTATGCCTCCGCTGTGGAAGCGAAAGGCTATGATGTACTGACCGTTTCGGGAATCAGGGCCGCAAGTGATCTAAAAAAAGCACTGGAAAAACTAAAGGTATGAAAACGACACTAGATGTACTGACAATCCTTTATCAGTTGCTTTTGAGTAGTTCTATGCCTTCAGAGATCACCGGCAAGGTTCGCAAAGGAGAACGCCCGGCAGGTAGCACAAAAGAGGACATCGTGGTGAACACGCTGCCTATCCAAAACGACAACCTGCAACGCACCGTGGCTAATGTCAATATCTATGTGCCTTCCCTTGTGATCAGTGAGAACGGCATACAGACCGAAAAGCCCGATTACACCCGACTGGATGAATTGGTGGACATGATCCTTCCCATCCTAAAGGACGTACGCGAGAAGCGGGATTACTACTTAGAGTGGCAGCAGGTCTCTCAGCCCATCAAAGACACAGAGAGCAAAAGTTATTTCATCAACATACGTGTAGACTTCTACGCATTTAACGTGAATTAAAAATTTTTTAAAACAAACTAAAATCAAGTAAAAATGGCAACATACGGTAACGGTTTAACCTCAGTATCCTTTGCACCCATCGCCGGAGACGGCGGCATTGGCACCGCCTGGACTGAATTGGGCTCCACCGAGCAGGGCTCCATGAACTGGGAGGGCTCCGAGGGCACCAAGCAGGAATTTTTCATCGAAGAACAAACAGACCCCGTATTGGTGAAAACACAATCGGGCTCCAACACCATCACCTGGAACTGTCTGGACTTTTCGCCCGTTAAAATGGAAGAAATGTTTGGTGGTACGGTAACGGGTGCTGGTACGTCTGGCGATCCTTTTATTTATTCAGCGCCTGTGGGTGGGGTATCGGCTATCGAGCGGTCGCTAAAGATCGTCAACGGCGATGGCGACGAGTTTTTAATCGTGCGGGCTTCAGTGTATCCTACGTTTTCGGCCTCCTTTGCCAAAGACCAGATCGCCAAGGTAAAGCTGACCGCTACGATCCTTACGCCGACCAAGGCAGCCACCGCGTCTTATTCCATCAAGTACGCAGCGTAATAACTCTGACGACGTAAATAAAACCAAAGCCTTAAGCCTACCAAAAAAGGCTTAGGGCTTTTTTTCTTACAGTATGAACCAACTACAAAGCGCAGAAGACATTAAAAAACAGGAGGCCGCCGCCCTCCTGCAAAAGCCGGTCACGCTCACCATCGATACCCCGGCTAAAAACTGGTACGAGCGGCTTTTAGTCAAGCTAAAACTTAGGCAGGAAAAACGAATATTTCAGATCAAGCCTTTGGTCTTAGGCTCCCTGATTCGCATCTCAGAGCGGCTTTTATCCATTGACAAGGGGATGCTGACCCGCGAAAGGCTGGAAGACAAGCAGCAGTTCCTTTCCCTAAATTTTGAACTAATGCAGCGCCACGCTAGGCAGGTAGCGGAGATCGTAGCCATTGCAGTGACCAATCAGAAGAGTGAACCGCCCCAATCGCTTGTCAATTTCTTTTTGTACCAGCTTACCGCAAAAGAACTCTCACAGGTATTTTCCGTAGTGGTGCAGCAAATGAACGTCTCGGATTTTATAAGCTGTATAATCTCCATAATCGGCACAAACATCATGGAGATGAATCCAGAAAACCAGGGGAGTTAAATAGCCTCTGGCACCTTGTAGGGGGTGTGATTAAATATTTTAGGTTTTCGTATGACGAGGTGTTATGGACGGTGAGTTATGTGAATATCAATATGTTTTTGGCCACCATCCCTACGTATCACACAGAGGACAGTAAGGATCAGAAAGAAACCCAAGACCACGAAAAAGAAAAGGCAGAGATCAACCGGCTGGCGAATCTACCCACCAAATTACAGCGTAAAAACTTTTTTGAAAAAACCTAAAAACTATGGCAGTAAATATATCCGGCGACGAGGGTTCGCTGTTTTGGAAAGCGGGCATTGACCTATCGGACTTTGATAGTGCGATGAACAAGATCACCGACCAGATCCAGGCCTCTACCCAAAAGCAAATCCTTCTGCAGCAACAGGCGGCCCAGGGCCAAAAGCAGATCGCCCAGAGTATTCTGGAAAGTGCCGGACTCATCAAAGGCATGGATCGGGACGTGGACGCCCAGCTCAAAAGCATCGAAAACCTGCAACAACATATTCAATCGCTCAAAGGCCAAAGTGTAAGCCTGAACACGAAAGGATTCGATACTTCGGAGCTGACCGCCTCACTGGACACGGTGCTTTTGGAGATCGAACGGATCAAAACCACGCCGCTGGAATTAAAGGAAGGCAGGATCGATGTTTCGGGGATCGTTGGCGCCCTTACCCTAGTACAGGCGCAGTTTGATCGGCTTTCCTCCCAAAGTCTGCAGTTAAAAGTAGGGGGTATCAATACCGAATCGGTGGAAAAAGCCTTCATGGCCCTTCAGGGAAAAATCGATTCTTTAAACCAGACGGCTTTGGACTTAAAAGTAAAGGGCGTAGACACCACGTCCCTTACCACCGCCATCGAAAAGGCCAAGCGTGAGTTTGAAGGCTTAAAGGGGCTGACCTTAAATGGTACGGCTACTTTGGATATAACGGAGTTTCAGCGACAGTACGAAGCCTTACAAAAAAGCCTTGCGGTATTGGAAAAGGAAAAGATTGAACTGAAGATTGATGGCGTAGATACCACCCAGATCGAAAAGGATCTAACGGCCATCCGTACCCAGGCCGCCAGCATTGGGCGGCAGGCCTTAAAGATTCAGGTGGATGATGCTTCCCTTAAGACGTTGGAGCA